TTGCCTTGGAAGTCATTTGTTGCTTGCTCTATCATTCCCTGGATAACGTCTGAACCAAGTTCCATCAACTTGTTGATATATACTTGCCCTACTTCCCCGTAGTTTGCGTTGATTAAGTTATATATCTTACGACCAGTGCTTGAGTCTTTAGTGAATAATCTATGTGGGGGAATCGGTATCTCTAGTAGTCGAGCCATCTGTGCGTCTGTCTCTAGTCCGCTGGCGATAAGTTTACTTTGTAGAGACTTGTTGGTGGATACTATAACTGGTGTTGCCCATGTCTTAGCATCACGCTCCTCTGCATTACGATTAAGTCTAGCCTTGTCTCTACCTTGTGACACCCAATAACAGAAGTCACCAACCTCTCTGTCTTGCATCATGGTTACTTCGTCTACTGTCAATGGTAGATTGCTATATAACCCTAACCTACTGAACAGAGAGTTCTGTGTGTACTTAGCTGTGAAGTGTAGCTTCTCTGGGTCTCCATAGATGGACTGTACCCAATACTGTGCTAGTGTTTTACCTCCACCAGTTGGCCCATACAGAGAGATTGTAAGTCCTTTTAATCCAGTAAAGTTATACAGTGGTGCAGAGAATCCAATGCCTAGTGCAAACATATGCCAAGGCATACCTGCTTTCTCTAACAAGTTGGTTAACTCTACCCAGTTCTGTACCGTACCTTTGGTGCTGTATAAATCTTGGCTAGTCTTGTTTGATGCCGAGGTCAGCGATATTGTGTCTTTTGTTACTTCGCCGCCTGAGCTTCGGAACAACGTATTACCCAGAACAAATTGTGTGTTGTTTTCTTTCCATCCCATTGAAGCATACAGGTTCGACATCGACCTTATCTGCCTCAGTTCATCCATATAAGTACGTAACATAAGCTGAAAAAACTCCGTCTGTTTCTTGTTATACAAGACAATACCTTGGTCTGCTATAGCTGTAGCAAATTCACGATGTCCTTCAGTCAAGTATGCTTGACGTAACACCAGTTCTTGCCAACCAACGTGGGGTCTTTTCCAGTGGTATCTAACTGTTTCGTAGCCTAGTGACTCATCCTTTCCGTATGATACTGGGTATATATCAAACCTACATACATCTATGTCTGTATCGTCTATGGTTATCTTGATGCCATCTTTAGTTCGCTTGAACGGTTTAGGTAGCTGTACTTGACTGGCATTCTTATCAAGTGTTTCTTGTAGCTGTACCTCTTGGTAACTAACTCCAAGCCTTATAGGACTGGTTATCTTACCTTTATACTTACAACCCTTACATCCATCAGGATTATCCACATCAAACTTAGCACAAGTAGTTGGGCCAGTAGCACCATCCTTCCAATGCCGTAGCTTAGACATAGTTGCTTCTTCTGAATAAGCAGGGTAGTTCTCACTCCATCTTCGTGCAGTGTCCTCTGGGTCTATACAATAAGCGGCAATACCTATGGCGTTATACCACACTGGTTCAGTAACCGAGTCTTGGTTATCCACAGCGTACTTAACTTGTTGGCATTTGTTGTAGATGGAAGCACTGATAGATGGTGGGAACTCTACGGTGGCAGAGAGATTGTTTAACAACGAGTTGTCAGATGTTTGTCTTGACTGCAGCGGCCCTGTGGAAAGCACGTAGTCGTGTAGTCTAGCCGATAGTTCTTCGGGCGTAACTGGGTCAGCATCTATAAGTAGCTTGACCTCTTTACCATTCTTGGGGTTGTGTGTACCGATAGGGCGTAACACAAGAGAGCTGTTAGCTATCAATCCTGCGTCTGCTTTGAAACCTTTGTCGAGTGCTGAAGCTTTTACTGCGTTAGCTATAGGCTTCCAATCATCTGGATCTAATTCTTTTGTAAGTACCCAGTATACATGCAGTCCGTTACCACTGCCGACTACCATTGGCTTTGGTAGTTTCATTCTAACAATATAATCTTGTAAGGCTTTTAACCCTTCTTTCCAATCAGCAAAGGGTTTGTTGTTACCACAGTCAACATCAATAGCGATGACTTTTGTTTTGTTTACGTTCTCTTGCTTTCTGTTTTCTTTTGTGCAGAAAGAAGATATTGCAAAGTATGTGTTGTTTCCTGCTTTATCTAATCTTGTACAAGCAGTTGCAAGTTCTTCTACAGTCTGAAAAAATCCCTGTTTTCTCCCATCAGGGTTTACTACAATAGAAACATAGTAGCCTTCAGACGGTAGGACTCGCTGTAAAAATCCTAACGTATCCATTCCACTGTCCTTTATAATAGCTAGAGGGGTGTTTCGGATTGACCCCTCTAGCCACGTTTAGTCTAACCGTTATCATCCAATAACTCAAGAAGTCTCTGCCTACGTGCAACAGACTCAAGTGCTATCACTTCTGGTTGAGGCCATCCTTCTTTCATAATCTCCAATAGTTGCCTTAGCTTCTCCCTCACTTTGGCATCATTGGATTTACGTAATGGCTTACCTTTTAACCAACCATAATAGGTCATACGAGATACACCTAAGACCATAGATATATCTCGTACACTCAGCAACATATGTCGCCTTAATGCCTCAACCTTGGTAAAGTCCAAGGGTTTAGTCATCAGTGTTTACCTCATCCAGTAAGTTAGCTATTTCATTAGCCAAGTCATCCGCATCAGAACTTACTTCCTTAACGGGGGCTGGCTCAACAGGTTGTGGTTTGGGTGTCGGCTTTACTTCCTGGGCTGGCTTCGCAGGTTTTTCTTCGACAACCGCTTCTGGCGTGGTGTCTTCAACCTCCTCAGTATCTTCGATAGTAAAGCCAGCTTCTTCTTCAAAGCCAAACTTACCTGCACCACTAGAGCCTTCAACATACTCAATCACCTGCACTGCTCTTAGTCGCAGTGTAGTACCTGCACCAACGGCAGGTGAATTGTAGAAAGCAATAGACCCATTCACCTTGAGTACAGACCCTGCATAGATATTAGAGTTAAGCATAGGTGTACCCTTGCTATCAAAGACAGCAGGTTTATAGGCGGCTTTTGATTTGAACTTGATGATTACATTACCAGTAGGTTCATCGTCATCATCTAGCTCATCTTCAAACGGCAGTGGTGCTTGTTTAATCTTGGCGTTAGGCTTGGCTTCTTTCAGTGCCTTGATACCTGCAACCAACTCACCCTTAATCTGTTCGATGATAGGCTGTGCTTCTTCTTTTGGAATACACAGATTAACTTTGTAATGCCCCTGCTCATCGAACTTAGTGTCAGGTGCAGAAATGTAAGGGTAGAACGCTACCCCTTTAGGTGTTGTAAATGTTTTACTCATGGTTAAGACCTCCTTCTGTAAAACCATTTTCTTCAGCAAACCCAAAGTCGCTGAAAGTTAATTGTCTTTCTGAGGCAGACAACTCGCCAGTTACAATCTTGACTTCTTCATTACCACACAAGCCGTCAATGTATTCTTGTATGGGTTCCTCTACGAAACCACCAAAGTCAAACTCTAGCTTCGGATACCCAAGGGTTGTATCAATAGATACTCTAGTCTTCGCTATCTCTGGCGATATAGACTTGCCTTGTAATACCTTTTGGTATCCGTTCAAGTTTTTCAGTGATGTAGGGGTTACTTGCAGTAGATAGACTGTACCTTTAGGGTCATCAGCCAATACAACTGCGAGTCTCTTTTGGTCAGCACATGCCTTCACACGCTGACCAGTAGGTGTAGTACGAGAACCCCATGCATTCTGTGGACACAATGCACACATGTCTGACTGAGGGTCATCGCAATCTTTATCTGGTGTCTTGCCATTCAACGAGTAGCAATCTGGCTTAACTGTTTCTTCAAAGTATTCACCCTTATAAAAACTCTTTGACAGCGCTGGGTTAGCACCGACAACAATCACCGACAAACGTGTTGTGGCAAGAGTGTCGATGTCTCCCGCAGCGGACAACAGCGAGAACACCATTCCTTTTGTTGATATCCTAGGTATCATTATTCTACCTTTGCACTTGGCTTCCGAACATTGATGTCGATACGAGTGCCGTAGTTCACGCCATTGGGTACTTCTTTATGTTCATCTATGTACCCTCGTACTGCATTCTTACTGACACGCTTCTCCAACATATCCCACGCTTCATTCTCTTTGATGAAACCCAGTATTGCATCCCAGTCTGCTACTTGTGCAAAGTCTGTAGTAGTTACAAACGCTGTACCGTTACCAGTCTTGAACGATGTGACGCCTTGTTCGTCAGCTTGTTTCTTTATGTAGGCTTCTAGCTTCACCATCTTCTCCTTGATGGCTTTCACCTTATCCTTTACCTCACCTTCTATCGCATCCTTCTGGTTACGTAAGGTGATGTATGCCTTAATGACATCTTCCATTTTCATATCACTCTCCCATCTCTTGGATTAAATCTAACAATACACCTTGCAATGCTTGCTTGTTCTTCAAGCGTTCATACATCCGATACTCAAGTTGGGTAGCTTCAATATGTATAACGTTAGACGTATGGCGTTTGCCTATACGCTCCACTCTACCGTTAGCTTGTGTGTATTGTTCGTTACTATTGATCGGCCCATACCAGACAACGGTACTAGCCGCAGTTAATGTAAGACCATGAGCCATAGTAGCAGGGTGTGCTATCAATACCCTTGGATCTTCTGTCTCTTGAAAGTTATAGAATATTTCGTTCCGTACTTTCGATGACACATCGCCATTCACTACACCAGTAGTGTAATGTTTTGACAATTCTTTGTTGAGCATATGCAGTGTGCCAGTCAATGGTACAAACACAATGACCTTGCCACCTGCTTCCTCTATAATATCTTTAACAACATTAATACGTGGTGATGCATCAAGTTCTATGTTACGGCCATCATCACCGTAAGCTACACCACAACTTATTTGTACTAGCTTCTGCATCTTGACTGCTTCATTAACAGCAGTAATCTTACCTTCTGCTTGTACCTCTGTAACAAAACTACGTAGCATACTCTTATAGTGTTGCTCTTGGTCTTTGGTTAGTTTTACTTCTCTTGTCTGATACACTGTGGATGGTAGGT